ACAAAACTCCATATTTACGAATAGCAAATGATAATCATTCACATAATGCGCCGCGCGATAAATCAGGCCTAATTCTGCGATAACTCGCTTTCTTAAATTTTTCATTATCTGCAACAAAATTGCTAATAGCGCAAATTTTACCAGTTCCGATAGATGAATTCTTTCCTTTTCTGAGCATTCTTTGCTCCACCAACCGTGTAATTTATGTCGACTGAGCGTCTCTTTAAGCCTTTAAATACTTTCCTGATATCTTTATGGTCATTGATTGAAATGATCATCTTGCCTTGTATTGTGTGGGCGAGCTCGGCCATTCTCTCATAGTGCTCGAAGCCAAATTCTACGCCATAGCCCTCGGTTTCCCAGTATGGCGGATCGAGATAGAATAAGGTGAAGTCTCGGTCATATTTCACTACGCATTTGTCCCATGATAAATGCTCAATATTAGTTCGTGACAATCTAAGGTGAGCTTGGCTTAAATCTTCTTCTATACGTAATAGGTTGAATCTTGGTGTGTCAGTAGCCGCTGTGCCATATGTTTGGCCACTCACTTTACCACCAAAGGCAAGCTTCTGAAGGTAGTAAAACCGAGCAGCACGTTGGATGTCAGTAAGTGTTTCAGGTGCTTTCATTTGCTCCCACTCGAATATTTGTCGGCTTGATAAAGCCCATTTAAATTGCCTTATAAATTCTTCCAAATGGTTCTGAAGTACACGGTATAGAGTAACCAACTCATTGTTAATATCATTTAGTATTTCAACCTTGCTGGGCTCTTTTATGAAATAAAGTGCGGCAGCGCCACAGAACGGTTCTACATAGGTTTTATGCTTAGGAAATAGCGGCAGGATATGCTTTGCTAATCTGCGTTTTCCACCGATCCACGGGATAATTGGAGTTGTCATTTTAATACCACCTTCTTTATATATATGCAAAAGCTTTGCAATATTTGATAGACTATCCGTACCGTGCGCGGTAGGAGGGTCTTGCTGATTGCGGTGGTAATGACCGTAATTGGGGCTAGATAAATGTTGATGCATTTACCTAGTCACCCTTCTTTATTTATATTTTTATAACTACTCCAGCGGCTAGTACAAATAAAGCAGCCCAAATAAATACAGCAGCCTGGGTCTTATAATATTTGCGGTACGAAATGGGAAATAATGTAAGCCCTAGTACAGCACCAACAGCAACAAAAATAGAGTGCCACTTTCGCAAGGTAAGCATACGAAAGGCTAGCAATAAATCACTCTTAAACTTATGCCAAAAAGATATTGCAACTGCATAATCAACATCATGTAACTTACAAAACTTGGCATACCCTAGTTTGTCTAAAAACGTTGCAAATGAACAGGCCATTACCACACCACCGCATCTAATTCAGATTGATCGATTGCCGACTCTACAGCTTTTAATTTTGCATTAAGATTAAATTTATTTGTTTTAGAAGCTTGAGCAATAGTCAGAATTAAATTTTTTGCTTCAGCAATAGTTAATGTTAAAGGGGTATTGCTAACATCATAAACATTAACCATTGTTAGAACAGCCATTTCAGACAGCATTAGTGATTCATTGATAGCTTGCGCAGAACTGCGGCCACCTGAATAAGTAACACCTAAATATGTAACAGTTGTATCTTCAGCTAATTTAAATGCGAACTCAATTTCAAGTCTTTTTTGTTTTTTTCTAGCAATCAATTTTTGTACAGTTGTTAACGATGAAAAGTCTAAACCTGCTAATAAAGTCTCATGGATATCCCACCCATTATCAATCCGTTGTTGCACGGTTAATTTGCTCATTGAATAACAGTTTTCTAATGAAGCTGTTTTATAGCCTTTTGATAAATCCGTATCGAGCAGTACTTCGCCATTTAGTGATGGTGGGAAATTGATAAAGAGTGATTTTGTAGTGTCAATAATCATAATGAATTACCCAAGTTTTTGATAATATAAACTGACTGTTGCGCCATTTTGTTCAGTGATTCGCATATTGCTGCCGTCAAACCAAATTAATCCGCCAGTTATATTCTGTCGTGAAGTTCTCCAGCCAGATACATATATCTCTAATACCAATCCTTCAGTAGCGAGAGCCGAGAACGGGATAATGTTGTAAAGCCCAGCGGCTGGCGTCCATGAGTTAGAGATAAGTGTTTGTGAGCTTGAAGAACCAATGGCTTTATTGATTTTAGAGTCAGTCACTGATGATGCACCAAGCACTCTGTTTATTGCTGAGCCCGTACCTAGTTTAGGCTCAGTAACCGCCTGTGCTGCTATTTTCTGGGTGATAATCAGTGAGTCAATTAAATTGACTGTTCTTATACTATTTTGAGGAATTGAAGGCATAATATATCCGCCATCAAAATAGACTGTGCCAGTAGCAGAGCCTAAACCTGGTACACCGCCCGTTAATCGAGTGCGAACAAAGCGAGCATTTGCAGGTGCGGTCAACAAACTATTAACAATGCTTGGACTAGTAGGTGTATTTGTTTCATTTAATATTGTAGCAATCGAAATTTGTGTTTTACTAGCGTCGTACCAAATTAATTCTATACGGCTGGAAATATTTGAAACGGAAGCCCACCGATAAATTTGCAATGGATAATAATTAGAACCTGATACCGCTTTGTATTCATCCTGCGTATGTTGACCACCACCATTGGCTAACACTGTACTTGTAATTGCAAGGCTTCTTTCACCATCTATATTAGCTGCATTTGTTGTTGTTACCGTGCCACCAACGTATTCATTTTTTGTCCAACCAATAGATTCATTGGTTGCGCCAACATCTTCAAACGAGCCGCCTGGCATTAAATTAGGAAATATATTGACCTTGGCAGAATTAACACCATCATGATTATGGTCTTGGGCGGCTCCGGCAAGAAAACCAGCGCCCATCCATTCTGATAAAAACTCTAAATTATCAAAGACATCATTTCCCCAGGCTGATGTTATCGGTACACCCGGATCTTGACGTGTAGGATCGCCAGGCGTCCATATTTTAGTAATATCAACCATTACATTTTCACCTCTTGAATTTCTCTGTACACTGGATGATTGCAACCTATTTTATATTGTTTAAAAAATGACATAAGGCGCGGTGATTCTCTTTTACCGAGACCAACAAAATACGCACATTCAATGCAATGTGTATTCACTTTAACGAGTGGAAACGTTTCACCTAATGGACAATTTGTAAATGCACTATCTGGTATTTCCGCATCTAGTTGTTGATTATTTGTATCTGTCATAATTCACCTTAATACCATAAAAAACCGCTTTCGCCATTGGGCATTAGACCTGTGATCAAACTCCAGCAGGCATAACCATCATTGGCTGGATAATCTGGCGTAGCATTCGGTGCCCAAAATGCCACCCGACTTGCGAATGGAATATTTCGAGCTTCTATTGCAATATGCTTGCCTTTATCATCTACTTTAATAATTAAAAATTGAGTACGAAGTCGTTGGCCGTCGAGACCAATAACTTTGTCACTTTCTACATCACGTGAATCACCTACATCAAAATCAAAATCTTTAGGATCGATATCGGCAATAAGTTGTTTGGGTGCATTGCGTCTGTTTGTTACTTTACGATTTACGTAAGCCTGCACAGCACGCGCATTGTTACTGTTAAACCAACGGCAATAATTCACTTCTTGGCGAGACTCATTATGTTCATTCGGGCCTTCGGCATTAGAATCAATATAGGTATCACCATCTAAATAATTTTTAGCTTCTTTTAAGTTAGAAGTAGCCGTGTCTAAATCGAATGCAACCGATGCCTGGGTAAGGCGTAAATCATTTAATGTAATTACTTTTTGTTGGCCATTAAACGTTGCTTCATCCGACCAAACAGTAGAAAGCCCACCGGGTGGGTTTGGCCCAATATATTTAAATTTAACTTGTTGGGCAATTGGAGACCACCATGTCATACCTGGGCCAAACTTAACTAAATCTTTAATTAAGTTGTCAACTTGTTCTGGAGTAACGAGCGGTACAGTAATTCGGTAATGATAACCAAGCCATACTTTATCTTCAGTAGCAAATCCTGCTGTGTCGATATACGTATCCGAAATGCCAGCGGCATTATAGAGCCACTTAACAACATCGGTATAAGCCTGGTCATCAAAATATTTTACAACTTGTGCGCGAGCACCCACTTTATGTGTTTTAATTGGCGTATTAAATTGAGTGCGATAAGACGTATCCGGCCAACTTATAACATCATTAGTAATGTCCGTGAACTTAATCGTCTCATCACCAATGCGTAAATAACCAGGCACACCATATACTGCATACTCGGCACTAGTACCGGCGGTTAATGTTATTTTTAATTCTTGAACATTATAAATACTTGAGCTATCAGGTGGAACTAACCAATTAGGTGAAACAGTTGCTTCGCGTGTTGCGCCATTATAGGCAGTGCAAATTCTTTCTTGTCCGGCTCCGGTTTGTTCGGTGATAGGAATGGCCATACCGATATAAGTATCATCAACAGCAGAAGCTTCAGTACGCAAAATAATTGTATTCGCTGTGCCACCTTGTGCTGCGCCCTGGTCTTCATAATTATTTAACTGGTTAATTAACTTACCTGCAGTAAATATAGGTACTTTAATATTCTCAGCACGTTTAATTGGGTCTTGTAATGTTATGGTAACTTCACCACTGGCATTCGGCCCATTAATTTCTTCAATAATAAAAAGTTCATCCTGGGCAGTATTCCAATCCCACGGATCAACCTTATAAATTTTTCGAACACGCGCAAAGCGTCGCGTATAATTTGGGTTACGCACTAAAAAGCGTTTCCACCATGTGCCGCCAGCCGGTGTTGCTCGTGTTTTATAATAAGGGTCTTCATCAACGTCACTACACACTTCATCGGCGCAAACAACTTTAAAAAATGCGCGACGTGCTAGACCTTTTTCAATATCGGCAACCGTTGCGGCTCCACCAAAACTTTTAATGTAAGGTCTAATTAATTCACCCGGCGGAATTGTTCCACCACGCGTAGTTAAAGAGCGAGTATAAATGCCTTTCACATAATTTGCTTTATCTTGACATGACTCATAGCAATTATAACATTCACTTCCTACTGCACCTACTGCCGTGCAGGGTAATACACCATACACGTTCTGGCATCGGTCGATATCCATCTCTAAGACAAGCTGAAAAAAACGCTCGTGAGCTTGGCGTGCGTCATCACGTACTGTCATGGTACTACCCCAGAAACATCCATAGTCAAAGCTGCATATGAACCCTGGGTATGTGGCGTAGAAAATTTATCTTTTGATTCAACTAAATAAAGTTCGGTTATATGGTCAACCGAATCCCATGCAAAGCCAAAAGGGGAACCTCGTAAATGCGCTTTCCATGCAGGTACAAAAGTAGTACGGATCCAATCCCACGTTAAGTTTGTAAAATTAAGTGTTTCATTCCATTCTTCAAACTCGAATACTTTACCTAGCGGATATCCTTTAGCAGATGTATTGGTTTGGCCGTAAATCTTTCGACCCAGTGGATCAAAACCATTAAGAAGTCGACGCGGAAAAGTGAGTGCAAAACCTAAAGAAATAATGGCAATCGATGGTGCAGTCGCACCGGTTAAATTAATACGCCAGTCGTTGTAGCCTAACTCTGCAAACGTTAACAAAAAGGGTTTGTCATCCGCAGGAGAAATGGTTGCAACAAGATCATCAACCGCACCAAAATTATCAGTAGAACCACGCACTTCGAATGTAGTGTTTTGTGTTCCCATATCATGGCCATACACAAAACAATAATCTGCATTACCTGAAGCGGTTAGATTAGCGGTAATGGTTGCAGGCATCACATTGGGTTTAAACCAGGTATAAGGACGAAAGTCGATAAGATTTTGTACATCAAATCCAGCAGCAACAGAGCTTGCTACTAAAGTAACGTCTGCCAAACGTGAATCAAACAAAATTTTAGGGAAGCCGGTCATGTTGCCACCACCATTTCAACATCAACTGCACCACCACGTTTTAACTTTTCATATATCGGTATAAATGTATCCTGCATCCAAACCGGATCGATTGAACCTTCAGCTTTAATAACAACTGTTTGTTTAGGCCGTCGACTAGCTTGTTGCGTTTCTTCTGAAGATTTAGAACTTGCAAAAGGTGATGGTGATGATGAAGCTTGTGAAGACGAGCCACCGCCACTCGGTAACCCGGTTGTCGGGCTTGCAGCAAAAGTGGCTGTTGCTACAGCTCCACCACCAAACTGTTGCCCTTTAATACGATCCACTTGTGCTTTACCATAAAGAACAGCAGCTGCTGCTGCTGCCGCACCCAGTACTGGCCCAATGAACGGAATGGATGCAAGTGCATTGTATGAGCCAACAGCGGCAGAATATGTATCGATAACTGTTTTTGCAATATTTGCTTTTTTTGCTATATCAAATTGTTTTTTACTATTTGAATATTGAAGGTTGCCAATCATGCCTAAGACATCACTGGTAACTTTCATTTTACCTTTCCAGCCAGACTCCCATAATTTATATTGGCTGCTTTGACTCTGGCGTGTTAATTCAACAGATGCTTTTTCATATTCAGATTTTGACTGTAACGAGTATGCATAAAATTCATTATCGGTAACTGCTTTTTGCTCCCACGCAGCCTGTAATAAAATTTGTTCGTCGGCATATTTAGCTTCAAGAAATTCCCGATCGGTCATCCATGATTCAGATAACAATTCTACTTGGGTCGCTAACTCTTCTCGCAGTTTTACCGTTTCTTCAGCTTGTTGGCCACCACGTCCATTTGAAGTACTTCCATCATCACTGCCACCAGCATTGCCTCTAATTGTTAAACCATAACTACCGCCACTGCCACCGCCATCGGGGTCAGGTGCCGAACCTCGATTAACAGACCAAATTTTATCAGCCAATGCCGCACTTGCCTGTACCGTATCTTCAATATCTTTTTTCAAAGTTGAAAGTACATTACGTGCCGCAGTAAATTCACCTTGTACAGCTAGTACAACCGAAGCAGCCACTGCACCCAACGTAGTACCTAAAACATCAAATATTGTTTTAACGCCATTTGCGATAAGTCCTATATGTTTTAGTGTTTTTCCAAAGGTAGATGTTTGCGAGTCTGCATCATTCATCGCCGACACCATGCCAGTGATGGCTTGAGTCACAGCACGTAGTGCAGGCTGAATTTCATCAAATAAAATTAATGAGCTTTCTTCTAATGCGGATGTTAAAAATTTCCAATCACCGGTCAATGTATCCGTCTGACGATTTGCCATTTCTTGTGCACGGTTAGTGCCCGTGATTTCATCACGCATTTTACGATAAGCATTTGAACCTTGCTTAACCAAGGCCAACATACCAGGAGCCGCTTCAGCACCAAATATTGTGGCAGCTTCATTAAGTGTGAGTTGTTTTTTTGCAAGCTGATCAATAATGGACTCAAACCCGACAAAGGTGCCATTACTGTTATTTATTTTCAAACCGACATTCTCAATAACATCGGCAGCTTCTTTACTTGGTTTTTGTAATGCAATAAGTGAGGCACGTAAAATAGTGCCGGCTTGCTCACCTTTAAAACCTGCATTAAATAATAAAGCAATGGCCGCAGTAGTGGATTCGATATCTTGATCTAATGCATTCGCTACTGGACCAACATAACGCATTGCATCACCAAGCTTTTGCATGGTGGCTTGACTGCCACTAATAGCCGCCGAATAAACATTGGCTACACGTACTGAAGACTCAGCGGCTAAACCAAATTGCGCGAGAGAAGCTGTTACAATTTCAGATGTTTGAGCGAGGTCTGATTGCGTAGCCGCAGCCAGATTCATTACACCTGTTTGTGCATCTATAACTTGATTTACTTCAAGACCTGCACTGGCTAAAAAATACTGCGCATCGGCTACTTGGCTAGCCGTGAATACACTAATCTTTGCCTGGTCTCTTGCTGCGCGACTTAATGTTTTTAATTGTTGTTCGGATGCATTTGCAACACTACCTACATTCGCAATGCTTTGCTCAAACCCTGCACCCACTTGAACGGTTGCGGCGAGTATTGCGGTAGCCGCTGCGACGGCAATCAGTGAATACTTTTTAGCATCCTTACCAAACTGTTTCCAATCTTGTCCAGCTTTGGTTGCACTCTTACCGGTTTTATTAAATGCATCTTCAGATGTTTCACCAAAGTCTTCAATAACGGCAGTGCCATCATCCTTCACTCGAAGGACAATTTGCATTTCACCACCTTTATTAAAACCTACTGCCACTACTATTAGCCTTCGTTATTGTTTGAATCTTTACGCATGGCAGCACGTTGAAGTTGTGCAATTTGGCTACCAATAATTTCAATCGCATTAATGACGTGGTATGGATGTTCCGACCAACCTAAATCTGCAAAGGGCAACATGCCTTTATCCCACATAGAAAAAGCCGTAAAATATTCATCAAATTGAGGAATTAAATAAATTGAACATTCAAAGCCTTCTTCAACTTCATCAGGTCGCCATAAGTCAGGCTCATCATCAATGCATTGCGTGGGATAAAACGGTTTATTTGGGCAAAGGTCGCAATTATCGCCACACGCCCACGCACGTGCAGCGCGTCTTATTTTTTTGCGCTTTCAGCTCCAGGCTGACTTAACGCCATAATGGCCAAACCAATTTCACGAATATCATCAATCCGTGCGTACGTAATAAAGTCCTTTGTAGTCAACTCCATTACTTCATTATTTTCATCCAACGCGCCTTCGATACTTTCCAAACTAAACTCAACAATTTTTGCTTGTTGTATATTGGCTTTATGAAGCATTTCATGGTCTGATAAGTTAATATCATTGATAATTTTAACTTCCTCATCATTGAGTTCGCGCGATTCTTCTTTTGCTCGCCCCATAATAGTTTTAACTTTAACCGCATCTTCAATAGTCATAGGCGGATCCGAATTCACCTCATTCATTTCTTCCCATGAAAGTTGGCGAATATTAAAAATAGTCGGGTTATCGGATTCTCTATCAGCTTTGAGAATGTAGGGCTCGGTAATACCAGGGCGGCGCATTTTCATATTTCAAAGTTCCTTTGTTGTATTTAAAAATTCTTAACGTAAAATTGTCTTAAAGAACACTGTTCCAAACGAGACTGTATTGATCGTCCGAACCGGCAAGTGATTCTTTAAGGCCAAATGATTTGTTGCGCGTGATGTTGCCAGCACGATCGCCAGCTTCATTACTTTTAGGCACAGCTCTTGGTGCGGTTAAAACAAGCGTTTCACCAATACCGTTAGTAAAGGTCACAACAATAGCCATCGAAGTACAATTTGTTAAAGCGTTCCAATCGGCCACATTCGCTACTGCACGTGGGTCTATTGTGATTACAGGGTTACGATTAGCAATATCAAAAAAGTGCGCACCGGTTTCGTTGGACTCTTGAACTTCAACACCTGGGTCAAAAGTAAAGGCTCCAATATTAACGACCGAGCCACCTTCACTAACAGAACACAAGGCCGAAGTCATACGGAAAACTTCTTCGGTTGGTCGAGTGATTGAAGGCAAAGCGACTACTGTGGGAACGTCATAACCGGCTTGTACATTATAGGTCGCTTTCAATGCATCCATACTGGCTTCAAATGTTAAGTCGTTTTGAGCGCCGAGTAATTTATACAACGAACCATCTTCATAAAAATATCCGGTAGCAGCTTTAAAGTCTGCTACCACACTGGTTGGAACATATGTTGACGAACGCGCTACGGTAGTGCCATCACCAGCCGACGTAACATTATGACCGGATGCCATTAAAGCCGCATGCATGTGTGGTACTAATAATGCTGTAGCGCCTTGACCTAGTCCGCGAACACGAGTGGATGCTGCAACGGACATACTTTGTTTAGTCGTAACTGAATCACCCGGGCCCATTGAACCTTTTAGTTCATCTGCACCTTCATCTTGCTCAGTAGGTATACTGATATTAGTATCGCCATTTAATATAATGAGATCATTGGCGATATCCGGTACAGCATCGATACCTTTAGTTGTTTCTACTTTGTGCAAAAATAATTTATTACGCGTTTTCATTTAATTCATCCTCACGTTTTGGATTCAGTTGTTTCGGTTAGCAAACTTAAGCGTGCTCGATGGCACAGCACATCAACAAAGGAGACCGTTTCAATCGCATCTACCTGAAGCCCAACTGGGCCGAAGGTTTGTGCCATGTTTTTATTGTCTTCAATTACACCACCAAGTGTTGGGTCAATTCGAAAGGCAGTGCATATAGATTCAATTAATATTTGAAAAGTTTTAGCGGTTGCTTTTTTATCTTCAAGGCCTTTAAACCACAAAAATTTCCAGTTATGGATAACGCGTACTTCGCCAGTATCGCCATCTAATTCTTGTGTCGTTTCTCGATAAAAAAAACCACCTAAAATTTCTTCACCACTTTTAAATAATTTTCTAAATTCACTTTCACGTTTTGCATACCGCTCATAATCATGAACGACACCAACATCAGGCACTGTTTCAAGTTTGGTTTTTATTGCCGTTGTAATGATTGCTAAATCTGCCATTATTCACCGGCCTTTAAACGTTGCAACATTTTATTAATTGCTGCATCTAATCGGGTGACAATTTGCTGTGTATTCTCAGTAAACGCATTTTCAAACATGTGTACGCCCTTGGTACCTTTCTTAGAAATTTTACGTGCAATCAAAAATGCAACGGACTTAGACTCGGATGCAGGTACTCCCAATTTTGCTTCCACCCAATCTTGCAATGGTCGAATCGGTGGAAAGTGTGGTTTAGTGCCAAGCTCTACTGGTTGAGCATGGGCTAATGGACTAAACACTCGACCATTTAAATCAGGAGATTTAGTACCACGTAATTCATGAGCAATGCTGCCACGTAAACCACTGCCACCACCCACACCAACTGGTGTACCTTCTTTAACTTCTCGCTCCAATAGCAGCAGTGATTCCTGCAATCCTATGGTTATTTCTTCTTCCGCTATTTTTGGAGCGATTTGTAAATACTGTGCATACTCTCTCGCAAGCGATGTATCTAAGGATATACTTGCAACTTCCGCCATTTTTTAACGACGTTTATTCGGGTGTGTTAAACGGTCATTACCACGGCTATTGGGTAAATTCATGTTCACTACTGCACCGGCTGCAATGTTACGTTTTGGGTCAATGCCAAGTTCATCAAAGTAGCGTTTGCGAAATACTTTAGCGCGATTTGAAAATTCTCGTGACTTACTATTGTGATCAACACTGTCCGATTGAATAGTGGAGTCGCTATCACCGGCATAATAACTTGCAAGCTGCTCACAGCAAACGGCGGCAGCCCATGCTGCAATCGCTTCACGCTCATGTTCGGGTGATGTGTCGGTTACTTCATCAACGGTATGTTTAATAGAAAAACTAATGCGTACCGATTCGGCTGCTGCAATGATTGATCTCACCATAATCTGTTTGCCGCCAGGTGCGTTGTACATGCCATAGCTCGCGATATCTAATAGCGTAGGTGGCACATTACCAATAGGGTATTCAATGCTTTCAATACGGCTAAAGCCAAATTCCCAAGAAGCCGGCAAATTAAGATAGTTACCACCCGGTGCAGCAACATCTTCTACAATGGCACGAGGGCGATCTTTTGAGTACCGAGCGATTGAACGGTTGACTGCTTTTACAAAATCGTTGTTAGTTAATTTTGCGGCATCGTCCCGTACCATAGATTCAACTAAAGATTGATGATCGATTAATGCCATTGGTTTTGCCTCGTTTGAATACACAGGTAGAGTTGGCATAAAGCATGCGCTGAGAATCGCTACTACAAATAATAACGATGTGATTTTTAAATAACGTATTTTCATTTTGATTTCTCCGTTAAATGTATAAAGGGCTAGCTGACTCACCCTAGATACTTGTCGACCTCTTTTATTGATGTGTTCGGAACAGCCTTCCACATCAGGGGTCTTTCGCTTACCGCCAGGTTTGCAATTAAATTGCGATAGATTTATATGCAGATCGGAAATCAGTAACATTGCCACCATATACATGACGAATCTTGTATTTGATTTGGTCATTACTAAATAACGAACCTTGATTTGGACTGTCTTGAACAAACAACGATGGCTCTTCCTCACCGTCAAGGAAGCCAAGCTCTAAACAAGGCGCTTCATCTTTGTCGGCTGTCAGGCACCAATCATTGGCATCAGTCCAATACCAAATTGGCATAACATTTAAAGCTAGAGATTGATTGAATGTTTTATCGTTTTCCGTGTTGCGGCGGAATAAATCAACCGCGGCTTCTTCAAGATCAGCTGCAACTAGCAAGTTGCGTGGGCCAATACCTAAACGTTCGCCACTGTCTTTTTCAGGTTGCTTTAACATTGCTAATCGTCCAGCAGCAATTGACGTTGCTGACAACGCAGCCGCGCCTAAGTTGTTATGGCCTGCCGCGAACCATGCTGTTGCATCATAAATAGCAGCATTATTTACAAAGAAGTCTAAAACAAACTTACCTAATGTACGCTTCGCTGCTGTATTTAATTTTTTGGGAATACGCATTATGAAACCAACATCGTCATTTTTAATAGCTTCAACACTTATAGTTTCTGTGCCTCCACGTTTAGCAACCGCATATGTTGCTTTTTCATCAGTTGGAGTACTTAGTGGTATGTACTCACCATCTTGTAGAACGATAGGTAAATCACCGTAACCACCAAAACGTGTACGTTCTTGAGTACGGAAATCATTTACTGGTACAACATCGACTAACTCTTTCCATACATCATAAACACTAGGTTTTTCATATTCTTTCAGCATACGACGTGTAATCGCATCACCAAGAACATTTGAAAAGCCAGTAGTATTAATAGCTTCTAAAAATCCATTATTAGAACCAGCTAGGCTTTCTCGTAAACGAGTAGGTTCGCAATCTTTCAAATGACCGGTAACACGTTTGTCACCCGTAATTTCTACATAGCATTCTTTGAATGAGCGAACAGTTCGATCTGTTTTATTGAAAAATGAATCAAGCATAGCCGATATTTTTTCAGGACGACCTTCACCCATTTCAATACGGCCAGTGTCCATACCAGAGATATTACCGGCTTCAGTAAAGTTAGCCAGATAATCGGCTTCTACTTTAATGCGATCTGAAACTTGTGCTTCAGTAAAGCTATCCATTGCAGAAAATTCAGAACGCAATTTTTCTTTAGCTTGTTGTGGTAAACCACATTCAGCAACTGCTACACGCATATCAGAGCGTGCTTCAATCATACGAATGGTTTCATCCAATTCTTTTTGAGTAACGACACCAGGTGCAGGCGTCGATGTTGTAGCATCATTCGGTGCTACTGCTTCACGATAAGCGGCATCAAGTGCTTCATCATCTTCTGTGTTTAACCCGTTAGGTAAAACACCCTTGTTAGCCGATTTAACGGCTGCAATCATGCGGTCTCGCAGTTTCATATCAGTAGAACCCTCCGGGGTTTGTTTTGCTTCAAGTAAATTTATAATCTCACCACCGGCACCAGACTCGATAATAAGATCGACACTGTCCACCTTGGTAATGGTTTCAGCAATACGACGGTTACCTGCACCACGTTTTGCTTTTCCAGTTGCATCAATAGAAAAACCAAATAGATTCGCCATACCACGTTGATACGCTTCAAGCATTTTTTCAGTAACACCGCCAGCCGATGCAAGTAATTCAAGGTCTGCATATACCGCACCTGAATCGGTTGTTTTGCCTTCAACAAATTCAACCTTTGAAAGCTGACCAATAAGGTTATTAAAATCCTTACCTTTAGCATTAAGATGCTCTTCATCAGATTTAACAAATACACGCACGCCTTCAATCAACGGCACCGCGGCAAGTAGAACGGGATCAGAGTAGTAGTTGTTATTACCAGATAAACCAGAATCAATTACTTTAATGCGGTACTTCAGACCTTGTTTGTCTTTAGCCTCTATAAAGCAACCATTGTTATTTGATGTAACCGTGCCACTTAAGGCTTCGGTCATTTTTGCAACAACCGGCGTATAGTCACGAATAACTTCGGTGGCTTCACCTAGTACAACAACGTTGCTTTCATTAATAGTGTAAGGATAAGAATACAAGCGACCTTCTTCTCCACTAACAACAACGTTGTCTGGATAGAGTGCTTGCAAGTCAACCCAGCTATCGCGCTGAGCAGGAAATAGTTTTTGTGCAAGAGCTGCTCGCACCATATTGATGATAGTTTTAAATTCTGTAGCGGCGGCTTCTCTTAAAGCGGTATCACCAATGATGCCGTCATTGTTGGGGCGTTTGAATTTTTGATGTTTCATGAAAAGTAATCCCGTTTATAATTAACAAAAAAATAAAAACTCTTTGCACTTATGCAAAGAGTTTCTTTAAGTATTATTTTTCGTGAACTAACTTTGTGCCATCCGTTAACAGAACAACAACCTTGTTGTCATATTCAGCAAAGGCATGTACTTCGTCTTCTTTCACCGCTTTATCAACTAAAACAGGAGCGTTGTTTTTATCAAACACCGGTTTACCGTCGACTATTTTTTGAACTGATCGCTTAACTAACTTGGCGGCATCAGCATTCGTCATTGCAGGTTTTTCTTTAGCGGCAGGTTTTTCTTTATTATCTGGAGCATTGGCCATAAGTAGTTCCTCTTTTGAAAGTAATAAATTTCACATTGAGGACTTAACATACCGAAGAGGATGTTCGAGTTACATTAAAACGCTTTAATGTTTATTCGAGGGAGGTGAAAATAAAAATACAGTATAGGATAACCATTTTTATATATGAATGGTCAAGTTATTTTATTATTAAAACGTAACTAACGAATAAGTTTTACCAATTGCCGTCTATCAGTTTCAATAGCACCATTTTCCAGAGCTATTTTTTTCTTGCTTAAGCTAATATCATAATGTGGTGTGGAGCCATGATGTTGAAACCAACGTTTTTGTATTCCTATTTTGCTTGCCATTTCATGGAGTTCATTAATAGTATCAACAAGCATGTGGCACATTATCATTCTGCGGTAAGGGATATTCGCTTTATCAACGTAAACAGACATTTATTAAGCAACACGCCCTGGATTAATGACATCCCATGTTTCCATGTAGGGAAGCGATTCACAGCCACAATGAATAACCTCGGCAATGGGTGCAGCCGGATCACGTGGGTACAATAATGATACTGGCCCACGTTTGCTGTGCAGCACATATTTTTCATCTACATTTTTTATAACACCATCGATAGCGTCATGATGTATTCGGCTTTGGCGTTTACCGGAACGACGCCATTGTTTTTTTAGTCCAGGCAATATTTCTTTAGCCTGTGCCATTCGTGCCTGGGCGGCAGTAGAATACACTCGGCCAACTTCAGTACGAACAATACCAAGCGCACGTTTACGTCCACCAGTTTCTAATAAATTAGCTATCGTAGTAAGAGCGTCAGATTGATTTTTTGCACCGATGGCCACCAAGCCTAATTCAACATTTAATTTATTCGCCAATGCCATGCCCACATCTTTTATGCGGTCGGTCATAAAGGTTCGCATGGCGAGCAGTTGCTGAGTTTCAATGCCGGGCAATATTGCGGCAATGCGTACACCACCGGCTTCGATAGGTTTATCGATTAAATCGATACCGGCTTGCCAGGCTTCGTTTGCACCAGCACTAATTTTAACAGCCGCTTCAGCACTCACATTTTGCATGGCTTGTTTAATTGATTGTTGTAACTGCGGCAACATATAAGCTTGCCATTCAGTAGGCACATTTCGCAGGGCAAGCAATACCTGGTCTTCGGCCTGTTTTAAAATACTTTGTATTTCATTATATGTATCACGCTGAATACGTGTGCGAGCACGCAGACGTTGTGTCCGTTCTTTTTTAAATTTCTTATTACGTTCGTTGTTATTCATATTTTTAAGTTTTTAACGCTTTCATATATAAGTTACGAGGTAAATGATAAACAGTAATTAAAGTAGCCTCAGCAAATAAAAAAACATGCATACCATAAACCCGAATATTATCGGCCTTGCCATAATTCAAATATATTTTTTTTAGGTACCATTTTAATTCGCCCTTGGCATTGTGTAATGTAATGCCACGGTCAAAGGCACGTTGTGCCGTTTTTTTTGCAGCTCTGCGTTTAATACCAAGCCGCTGCTTAATGCGTTTTATCGCATGCTCAGAGAGTGCGATTTTATTATTTGACTCATTCAGTAACGTCATCGTCTGGTAAATCTTTGAACGCATCATCTTCTTGTTTTGTAGCAAGTTCGGATAACGCGTCAGTGAGCTCTACTTGAACATCAAATTCAACACCTAATCGGGCTGTTATTTTTTCAAGAATTTGTACAGCACGTTCTTTGGTCATTACACCCATTGTTAATATCTGAGCCACGGCCATAGTTACCTGGCTTAATGCGGTTGCGTATTTACTAATATCATTAGCCACCATTTCCGGCCATTGAATCTCAAACTTATATACTTCATCAAATAAATCAGGCTCACGATTCATTATTTTTATTTCACGTTGCCGAATGGCATAGCGTATTACTTCACTCAATATATAGCCGAGGTGAGTTTGGCGCATGGTCATTATTTTAAAAGTCGGGTCACCCATTTCAGATGCTGTAGCACGATTTACATCACCACCACCACCAAACCAGTGTTCAGGAATAGTCGCGCCACCCAACATATGGTTACGAAGAGTTCGGGCAGATTCAGATGTGTCAGCGGCATTCAGGGTTGGTGATTCAGTTGACCATACTTCAGAATCATTGTGTACCCGCGTAGATCCGGGTGATGGCGTTGTAATTTCTCGTGCGCGTGCTGCTACTTCTTCTGGAGTAGCATTTTTTAAAGTAACGTCATAGATAAAAGCACGTAAAAACTGATTACGATCCATTTCACCAAATAAGAATTGATCGTAGCCGTCCAGCCAATCAATTTGTGATAATAAATCACTACGGCCACGCGTCGAATTAGATAAACTATTAATGTTGTAATAAAAACATTCGCCGCTATCAAAGGTTTCTCGAATAGCCTGTGTTCGCTTACTAAATAAATCACTTTCGGCACCGTTTACAATAACCTTATAGCGTTTGGCAATACCTTTTTTATTTTTCACCGTCACCACGCCAATGGGCTGCTCGATGTTATCCGGATCGGTCACTACCGTTTCAATAGAGGATGGGTCAAGATAGCCAAGACGCACATGGCCGTTTATTGGGTTAACAAACGATGGCCAGCATTGATCACCAAACAAGGACAACTCACGTGCTTTTTTAATCAGCTTTAAGCTCATGTTGTTAATTGGATCATCCCAGAAGCGATCGATGTATTCCTGAATCACAGGATCAGCGGCAACCACTTTAACGCCTTCAGCTAATAAATAGGCCAGTGGTAATTCAATAATTCGGTTGGCCAGCAAGTTCGATTCCCAAAGGTAAAGCGACAGCGATTGCATTCGCTGTTGAGTCATTGGGCTTAAATCGCGGTGGCTGTTACCGGTTAATTTTTTCCATTCATTATCATCCGCATCAATAGTGGTGCCATAAGCCTCTTTAAACTCACTCACATTTTCATCAAATGCGGCAGCTGTTTGGATGGCTTCGGTAAAAATCGTTTCACTCAGGCCACCCTGCGATTTTGCGATGCGTTTCTGTAAATCTTCATTTATGGCCGACATTTATCGTTTCCTTAATCATATTTGCTCGGTGTCGCGGTTTATAAAATGTTTATAAACCCGATAACCCTGAAAATTCGTACCATTGGGGCAGGTACTGGCTTAAAATCGCTGACAGGGGCGCTGGTTTGATATTTAAAAAAATCATTATGGAGCCGCCTGCATACTTAAATTAAAGGGATCACCCCACACAATACCCTGTGTGTTGCTGGCATCGTAAATGGTTAACTTGGCCTGGTATTCATCCACAGCCACACCGATTGCTAAACCAAGTTTAATTTTCACCACACCACCACCGGTCGTGAAATCAAATAGTGTGGCTTCGACGTCACTGTCTACATCCAACGAGCCAGTGTCACTTTTAAGATTCACGACGGCACGTGTTAGCACGGTGGCATCAATCGCAACGTTATCGGCTTCCAATAGCAAGTCGGTAGAATTGTCGCGGCCAATGTATGAGTTTTCATTTAGCATTTTCTTTAATCCTAAACTGGATCTTTACCGTTAAATGACCAGCTAGGAATGTTCACTGGATTACCGAGTGTGATCACCTGATCGGTTGTTTCATCATTCACCACCAACAACTTACTATTAACCGTATCGATAAGGGCAAAATGTAAATCGTCACTTACTAATGAATTATCCAATGCATTACCAGCGGCCTTGGCTGCTATAACACATTCACGGCCACCACCGGCTCTATCTTGTACGGTATAGTCACCGGCCACCATTGCAATTTCAGCGACCTTAAATCCGGGTATCCCATCGGTATCTAAATTATTAGCCTCATTAAATGTTGTAGGTGGCTGCTTACACAGCACCATTTTGTTGGCGTTCGTTTTTGCGGCGTTTAAACCATCATCAAAAATATCATTATGAAAACTTTTCATTGTCTTACTCCTAAGCTGCTTTTAATGTTCGTATTGGTGTTGCACTTATAATATTGCGCGAGGCTGCTGCACTTTTCAGAGTGCGCAAAACCGTTGCAGATTTTAAAACTGTATTTTTAACTGGCCCGAGTGAGCCATTAATTAAAGCAATTGCAATTACTTCAGTATCAGAACTGGCATCAACACCGGTGAGTTCATGGGTTTGTGTTACTGCACCAGCAACCGCTTCGGTGTCGGAACTTGCATCACCACCGGTGAGTTCATGGGTTTGTGTTACTGCACCAGCAACCGCTTCGGTATCGGAGCTGGCATCACCACCGGTGAGTTCATGGGTTTGTGTTACTGCACCAGCAACCGCTTCGGTATCGGAACTGGCATCAAGACCGGTGAGTTCATGGGTTTGTGTTACTGCACCAGCAACCGCTTCGGTATCGGAGCTGGCATCAACACCGGTGAGTTCATGGGTTTGTGTTACTGCGCCAGCAACCGCTTCGGTGTCGGATGAAATACTGGCGGCTGCCAGTGGAATTACGCTTGCTACTATATAAGGGCTAAGGGGTGCTTCATCTTCATAAACTAGAGGTACATGGTCATCTACTGTTGCGCCTGTTATCGTGCCATTGTTTTTATTACCTGACCAATCGACTTGGTTTGTTACACCCGACCAACCTAATTCCGAATATAGGACAGCGCCTGTTGTTTTAGGCATCATACTGA